ATGATTAATAATGTGAGCAGAATAAAAATAGGTTTGGATTTTCATGGTGTGATTACGGATAATCCGGAATATTTCAGTAACTTTACTCAAAAGGCAGTTGCGCGTGGATATGAGATACATATTATTACCGGAGGTCCTGCAGATGTTGTGCAAAAAATGCTTGATGAGTGGAAGATAAGTTATACTACTATTTTTGCTATTTTAGATTTTTATAATCATTTAGGGCAGGTCAAATATTTTGAGAATGGCGAATTTAAGGTCGAAGAGACTTTATGGAATACCGCCAAAGCCAGATATTGCGAAGAGAATGGCATAACATTCCATATTGATGATAGTGTAACCTATGCTCAATGGTTTTCTACACCTTTTTGCTATTATGAAGGGGTAGAAAAACAGTGCTGTGCCAATAGCGAGACCAAAATTCACTTGGACGGCAATCCGGAAAACGCATTAGATGCAATATATTGTTTTGCTCAAAATTGCTTATAATTTTTTAGTGCGTATTCACGACATTTTCTTAGTTTGCTCTCTGCCTTTTGTGTATTAAGCTTTAAGGTTTTGTAATACACTACATTTTTAACTGCTTTTCTGCACAAGGCATTTAGCCCGGCTTGTGGATTGGCATTTCGTAATGGTAACACGTCATAAAACAGTTCATCACAGATATTTTTCATTTTTGTATCCTTTATTGGCTAACCCAAACGATTCTATTAATATATGCAATATCATCAATTTTGGCAGATATTTCATTATCGCAATTTTTTAGAGATCTCAGCTCGATAGTCTGAGCTTTGCGGTGTATAAATTCTGCCAAAACTTTTGAACCATCATAAAAGAATACCGCGATTCTATCCCCATGTCTGATTTCAGAATTTTTAAGCAATAGAATTATTGCCCCTTTTTTATATAATGGTTCATACTCGTTGGTATCAATTTCCAATGCATAAGCGCTATTTGTTCCAATCGGAAAAGCAATACATTCCCAGTTTGAGGTATCAGGAGCATTATCTTCTTGATAAACCGGAATAGAATTATCTGATAGGCGTGCAAAAGGAATGGTTTGAATATTGCTGTGCCCATCATAATTATCTCCATAATTATAAAATTCTTCAAAAGAAATATTACAATATTCTAATACCTTATTAATACTATCCAGCGATGGCCAACGTTTTTTGCCGTCTGGTCTGATTCTTTTGCTTCTATTAAAAGTTGTGGAATCAAGACCTGATTTTTTTGCCAAACCGGATGCGGTCATTCCAAGGCTTTTAGCTAAGTTATCAACAGCACTCCAAATAGTTTCATATTTCATATTTTTGGCACTCCTCTGTGATTTTTTGAGAATATAATATTAGTATAACACATAAATTCCTAGGAATCAAATCTTTTTTAGGTTGAAAATCCTACAACTTTATGTATATCATTTTGGGAGTTAATAATTGGTTAATTGATAACAAATAATAGAGGACTAAATAATGCATAAAAAGTATAATGCTTTTGATAATGCCGAGGAAGTGTGGTTTTGGTTTTGTAATATTATCGAGAATCAGGCAGGAGGATTACGCTCACGAACAGATTATCCCGGAGACCCGAGAGTCTGTGAAATTAGTGATATATATTTGATTCTAAAAAAAATGCATACACAAGATAAAATCAGCAATCGACATTTGCGAGTATTGTATAAATGGGGGCATTACCAGTTTCCTCCATATTATGATAGCCGTGCTAAGCGTAGCGAAATCAGACTATGGGAAGATGCAATTCGTTGTTTTGACAGCAGATTACGTGCACAAAGAATATTGGAGTAGACAATGCAAATAGGTATTGAAAATTTTTTAGGTATTAGCGAAGTATATGTTGTTTTTGAGGATGCAGATTCGCTATGGTGGCTTCGATTCCTAAAAAAAGGGTTTAGACATTGTTATGTTTTACTTACTTCAAGAGAGTATAATTTAATGATTTTGCTTAATCCTCGTTCTAATCGCACAGATATTCAGCTTTTCCACAACTGCGATATTGTTAATACGATTCGAATTTTGACATCAGCTGGAGAGGATACAATTTTGCGTGTACATTTAGAGCAAACACCGTTAAAATGTGCTCCGATAATGTTTTTTACTTGTGTGGAATTTGTAAAAAGAATCTTAGGAATACATGATTTTTCTATTATTACGCCATATCAATTATATAAAAAATTAAAAATAGTAGGAAAAAAATCTTGACAAACTGAATTTTTTTTGTTACAACCTTAAATGTCACTTGCTGGTAGTGTGTCCAAAATAAACTAATTCGTAAAACAGATACTGTTTTGCGGATTTTTTTTATTGGGGTTGTATAAAAATGGTAACAAAAAAAATAAAAACTCTTTCTGCCTTAAAAAAACGCCTCCAAAAAACACTTCCGGAAAAAATTTCCGAAGTCATTGCCAGTTATGAAAATTTTTCGGAGCAACCTGTTCCCGATGATGCCAAAGGTTTCAGTGCGCATCATTCTGCTTGCAAATCGGCTGTAGTGCACGCCGAAACCTTGCTCAAGCTTGCTCGTTGGACCGAAGATGAAAAAACAATTTCTAAACAGGGAAATCTGATAGAAATAGATACTCTGTTGCAAGAAGCACGCAATGAACTTGAGGAAACAGAAGATGAAGATTGATTTTTTTGAGTTTGTATATATCTGGCTACGGCTACAAGGTTTGCGAGTACCAAGACATCAAAAAAAGATTGCCTTATGGTTATCTGGAGTTTGGCATAATAAAAAAAATCGCCAAGCTTTATTAATGGCCTTTCGTAACTCCGGCAAATCGACAATAGTCGGTTTGTTTTGCAGTTGGATATTATATACGGATTCATCTGCTCGTATTTTGGTGATTGCTGCTGACCATGCTTTGGCCAAAAAAATGGTAAGAAATGTCAAAAGGATAATTGAGCAACATCCACTTACACAAGGTTTAAGGCCTAATAAGCTTGACCAATGGGCATCTGATCAATTTACCATAAATCGAGAATTGGAACTGCGTGATCCTTCCATGTTGGCAAAAGGTTTGGGGGCAAATCTTACCGGTTTGCGTGCCGATATTATTATTTGCGATGATGTGGAAGTTCCCAAAAATTGTGATACTGCCCTCAAACGTTTGGATATGAGAGAAAAATTAAGTGAACTTGATTATATCTTAACACCGTCAGGATTGCAGCTCTATATTGGAACTCCACATACTTATTATACGATATACCAAACATCCTATGATGATAAAAAAGCAGAATTCGAGCCGTTTTTGCTTGGCTTTGAAAAACTGGAACTACCGATTCTTGATAAGAATGGCAAAAGTGCATGGCCGGAGCGATTTTCAGAAGAAAAAATTGCATCAGTACGTTCTCGTTCGGGAGAGAGTAAATTTCTCTCCCAAATGATGCTTCAACCAGTAAATCTGCAAGGTTGTATTCTCAATCCGGACTTGCTTAATCCGTATAATGCCGAAATCAGTTTGGTTTCTGCTAATGGGCGCGATATTTTGAAGATTGGTGAGCAAAAAATGCTTTCTGCTTCTTGTTGGTGGGACCCGTCCTTTGGTAAAGGTGGTGATAATAGTGTGATTGCTTGCATTTTTACCGATGAAAAAGGTGGAATTTGGCTACATGACTTGGAATATATTCAAGTTTCTACAACTGAGAATGTTGCCGAAGAACAATGCCAAAAAGTGATAAGCTTCATCAAGCGAAATCATTTACCCTCTGTCCGTTTGGAGATTAATGGTTTGGGGCGTTTTTTACCTGAAATATTACGCCGCCAATTAAAGTTAGCCCAACTTAATGTTGCAGTGTTAGATATGTATTCATCAGAAAACAAGCAAAAACGTATCCTTGAAGCTTTTGAAGTTCGTTTGGCTGCTCGTGCTATTAATACCCATAAGCGCATTTGGCAAACCGGATTTATCGAAGAAATGCGCGAATGGAGTATTGAGGGAGCAACTCATGATGATGCCTTAGATGCAGTCGCCGGTTGTCTTCATTCTGAACCGATACGTATTGCCGCGATTAAAACTGATAATAAAAACTTTTCTCTGCACAAATGGCAAGGCGGAGAACAATTTTTGGCACAATCAAAATTTGAGGTAATATAAATATTTATAAGAGGAACTAAATATGACAGGAGAACTTTTTAGCTGGGTCACCATGATTGAGGTGCCCCTTTTTTTATGCTTATTTCGTATGATAAGCAAGAACCGAACCCGCTTTGAAGAAAATATTGTAGATATTAAAGGAGCTCAAGAACAAAAAAATTCCCAATGCCGAGAAGCTTTGAGTGATTTTAAGATTCATGTTGCCCGCAATTATGTCTCTAATACCTATCTCAAAGATGTCGAAAACAGACTAACCGAACATTTGCTGCGTATTGAAAAGAAACTGGATAATACGGGAAAGAAAAAATGAATGAGCAGGATATTGATACATTGGCACGCACAATTTATGGCGAGGCCAGAGGGGAGAGTTTATCCGGACAAGAGGCAATAGCATCTGTTGTATTAAATCGAGTTAAATTTGCCAACAATAAAGGCAAATATTGGTGGGGTAATACAATTACCACAGTATGCAGATGTCCGTGGCAGTTTTCTTGTTGGAATGCTAATGACCCTAACTATAAAATTTTAATCGGAGATTTGCAATCCGATAAATTTTTTCAGATATGCCGCAGAATTGCTCTACGTGCTATCGGTGGTGTTCTGCAAGATAAAACTTGTGGTGCCACACATTATCATCTGCGTAGTTTGCGCCCCAAATGGTCTATCGGAAAAATCCCTTGTACGGAGATTGGAAATCATATTTTTTACAATGACATAGAATAAGGAGTTAAAGCAATATGTTGACAAAAATTTTGAGCAAAATAGGACTTCCTCTATTGATGAAATTTATCGGAACTTCACTTGGGAGTATGAATAACGATATTGCCAAAAAAGCCGCGCTTGCTCTTGGTGATGTCGATGTCGCCATCAGCAAATCCGAAATATCATTAGAAGAACTAAAAGAAGCCAATCGACATTTAGAAAAAGCTCAAGAATTGGAAAATAGTGTCGATGTGACAACATTGAGCCTGATACATGAGACCATACGCAATGAACTGAAAGCAGAAGATAAGTTTGTACGTTTTTGGCGTCCGGCATTTGGTTATTCTGTAGCATTTTCTTGGTTGCTTTGCATGTTGACAATTTGCTGGTTGATAGTCAGTAAAAATCCACAAGCACCCGAAATTATTATGGCCTTGGTAGAAACAACTTCACTTTGGGGCATTGCCTTAGGTGTTTTGGGGATTTCTGTTGTACGCAGTAAAGACGAAAGCCACACCTCATCGCAACGCGGAATTTTGAACAAATTAATAAATAACAACAAATTATAAGGAGAAAAATTATGGGAGGCGTATTTTCTGCACCAAAAATTGATACACCTATGGTAACAGAACAAGATAATACAGAAACATTAATATCCGAAGAACGCAAAAAAGCTTTAGAACGCCAACGCCGAGGGGCAGAAAGCACTATTAAGACCTCGTATATGGGGGTTCTTGATACTAAAAATCTGAACCGTAAAAAACTTCTGGGAGAATAAAAATGGAGGACAAAATCCGTGAGCTTATTGCCCGTTGGCAAAAAGCATGCGAACGCAAACAATATTGGGAACCTCATTGGCAAGAATGTTATAATTATGCGTTTCCTCAGCGTGAAAATGTTTGTACGACATTTGTTGCAGATAACTATGGATGTAAGCAAAATTTACATTTATTTGACGGAACAGCACCTGATGCGGTAGATCAATTAGCCTCATCATTATTGTCAGAACTGACGCCGCCTTGGGCAAAATGGTTTGGTCTGAAAGCTGGAGCCGAACTTAGCCCGAGCGAGAAAAGTCATGTATCAAGTGTTCTCGAGAAGTCTACAGAAATTTTGCAACAAAATTTTGAACATTCAAATTTTGCTGTTGAAATTCACCAGTGTTATCTGGACTTGGTAACTGCCGGAACTGCTTGTCTGATGTTTGAAGAAGCTCCACTTGGGGAAAGTACAGCTTTTCGGTTTTATGCGGTACCTTTGCGAGAGATTGCTTTGGAAGAAAGTGCCGATGGAAAATTAGATAGAACTTTCCGCTGTTCTCAAATTACACCGGAAGGGATTCGTACACGTTTTCCGATTGCGGATTTGCCCGACAAATATTATGAACGCTCCAAGCAAGATAAAAACTATCAGCTCAAATTAATAGAAGCTGTCTTGCCTCGCTGTGGCAAATATGGTGCCATGGGATACGAATATACTGCCTTTGCTTTTGATGATGGCGAAGGGGCAGAACAAGCAATAGTATTGCATGATGGAATATTCGATACCTCACCATTCATTAACTTCAGATGGTTGAAAGCTCCCGGAGAAGTTTATGGACGTTCTCCTGTGATGAAAGCTTTACCTGATATTAAAACCGCTAATAAGGTTGTAGAATTGGTATTAAAAAATGCCTCTATTGCCGTTACCGGAATTTGGCAGGCTGATGATGACGGTATCCTAAATCCGGCTAATATCAAACTTGTTCCGGGAGCAATAATTCCCAAAGCTGTTGGCTCTAAAGGATTAACACCATTAGAGGCTCCGGGTAAGTTTGATATTTCGCAATTAGTTTTGGAGAATTTGCGAGCAAGAATTAATCATGCCTTACTTACGGATTCATTAGCACAAATTAATGCGCCGCATATGAGTGCAACCGAGGTTCTGGAACGGTCCGCGCAAATGGCTCGAGTATTAGGTGCCAGCTTTGGACGATTGCAAGCCGAACTGCTGACACCGTTATTGAAAAGAGCTTTTTATATATTACGTCGTCGCGGTGATATTATGAATTTTGATTTGGATGGCAAAGTTGTAGACTTGCAATACAAATCACCTTTGGCTTTGGTACAGGCAAGAAAAGATATTGGAACAGTATCTGAATGGATAAATCTGGTTGCTTTAATGGGTGCTGATGCATCTTCTGTTATCAATGCCAAAGCAGCGGCAGTCTGGTTGGGAAATACTCTAAATGTTCCCTCCGGCTTAATTCAGGAGCTTCAACCACAAATGGAGAAAGTCGATGAGCCGCAATCCTGATACTTTGCAAATGACAGAACAAGAAATCCGCCAAACATTTGCCAAGTGTTTTTCTTCAAGAGAGGGTCAAATAGTCCTCTCTTTTTTGCAAAGGATAACTTTGGAGCGATACTTAGGACCGGACTGTTCTAATGAGCAGTTGCGACATTTAGAAGGACAACGGCATATAGTCAGTTATATCAAATCGCTTTCTGCAATATCCTGATAAAAAATAATACTTATATAATGAAAGGTTATAAAATATGAGTGAAAATTTGCTTGAACAAACAACAAATAAAAGCGCCAGACCGCAAGGATTGGGGGACAAGTACTGGGATGAAAATAAACAGGAAGTCCGTCTCAATTTGTTGATTGAAGATTTTAATAATATGTCCGTTCGAGATGAAAATCTGATAGAAACCGGATTGCGCGGCTTACCTGAAAGCTATGATAAATATGATATTTGCATACCGAGCCCATATCTAGAAAGAGACGACGAAGTTTTGCGTCGGATGTATGAAAAAGGATTTACCAACGAACAAGCTCAACTGGTTTACGACTTGGCAAACGAGCGTGTAATACCGGTCTTAAACGAATTAACCGTGAATTTTGAGGCACAAAAACAAATCGAAAAATTGGTGCGCCATTTTGGTTCTCAAGAGAAGTTTAATGAGATTTCTCGTCAAATTTCTACTTGGTCCAAACAAAATTTACGTCCTGAAATCTATGATGCATTGGCTACAACTTCGGAAGGAGTTATGACTTTGTATCAAATGATGTCCTCCAATGAGCCGATGTTAGGGCGCGATGGCGGACAACCGGAGGAACTTAGCAATGAGTCTTTACGCAAGATGATGAGTGATCCTCGTTACTGGCGTGATAAAGATGCCGCTTATATTGCTAAAATTACCAAAGGTTTTGAGAAACTATATGGCAACAAATAGTTTCTTTTTTTATCTAACAATAAACATAAATAATTTAATGGAGAAAAAAATAATGTCAGATGTGAGTTTAGCTTTTACCAAACAATTTGAAGCAGATGTACATCAAGCTTATCAACAAAGCGGTTCCAAGTTGAGAAATGCCGTACGTTTCAAGAATAATATTAAAGGTTCATCTACCGTTTTCCAAAAAGTCGGCAAAGGTGTTGCAGCCGGCAAAGCTCGTCATGGACTTGTACCGGTTATGAGTATTGACCATACTCCGGTAGAATGTGAATTGCATGATTTTTATGCTGGTGATTGGGTAGATGCATTGGATGAACTCAAATTGAGTATTGACGAAAGATTGGTTATTGCTAACGCCGGAGCATATGCTTTAGGGCGTAAAACCGATGAACTTATTATCGAGGCTTTGAATAAGGCATCAACAAGTAATGATGTTGGAGATTATTCTGCTGCTTTGACCAAGAAAGATATTTTAGATGCTTTTGCCAAATTAAATTCCAATGATGTACCCGATGACGGTCAACGCTTTGGTTTGGTCGGACCTCATCAATGGAATGCCTTGTTGAACATACCCGAGTTTTCCAATTCTGATTATGCCGGAGATAATTTGCCGTTTCTCAAAGGCACAGAGAGCCGCAAATGGTTAGGAATTAACTGGATTATGCATACCGGCTTGCCGTTACACGAGACTGAGCGTAATTGTTTTATCTTTCATAAAACAGCAATCGGACATGCTTCCGGTCAGGATGTAAAATCTGACATTAGTTGGCACGGAGATCATGCCGCACATTTCATTAACAATATGATGAGCCAAGGTGCATGCTTGATTGATGATAGCGGTATTGTTCGCATCAAATGTAAAGAGGAATCTTCAATTTCTTAGTTTTTGATATATATTTTATGGAAAGGAAATAATAATGGCTTATGAAAGCAAAAATCTTAGCATCATGGCATATGCCAACGGCTTTACTCTTTGGAACTATCAAACCTCAGATACTTTGAATAGTGTAGAAAGTGAAGGTTATTTTAATGATGCAACATCAATCGTTCGCACCGGAGACATGATATTGACAGTTGCAGAAAATAAATCATCGATTTCACCAGCAATGCTTTGTGTGAGCGATACCTCAGGCGGTAATGTAAGAGTTGTCAATATGAATACTTCAGCCGCATAATTTAATTGACACTATTAGCAAATGATACCGGAAAGGTGATAACAAGCCTTTCCGGTTTGTTTATTCCATAAGGAGAATATAAATGAATTATACCGATGTCAGTATTTGCTCCAAAGCATTATTAAAAGTTGGAGCACAGACAATCACTTCATTTGAGGACGGTAGCGCAGAAGCAGAAGTTGCCGCAAATTTATATCCGTTAGTACGCGATAGCCTGCTTTCAGCTTATCCATGGAGTTTTGCCATATTGCAAAAACGATTAGCACGCTTAGATACAACACCTCTTGCCGATTATCAATATGCATATCAGCTTCCTGCGGATTGTTTGCGTATTATATCTGCAGGCACGGGGAATAGGGGGCGCGGAGCAGAATATCGTATTTATGAAAATAAAATATATACCAATGCCGAGGAGTTAATAGTTACTTATATTAGTAGAATAGATGAAAATATTTTTCCCAGCTTTTTTCAAGAAGCACTGGTTGCTGCATTAGCTTATGAGTTTTGTTTGCCTTTAACGGAGAGCACAAGTAGAGCAGAACACCTGCAAAAACGCGCAGAAGATATCTTAAAACACGCCAAATTAACCGATTCTCAACAGGCGACACCTCTTAAATTTGAAGATTTTACATTAATTGAGGCCAGACAGTGAGTGGAAACAATCAAGCAATAAAAACAAATTTTACCGCCGGTCAAGTATCACCATTAATTTATGGCCGCGGCGATTTGAGTATTTTTGAGAATGGCGCCCGCGCTCTTAAAAATGTCATGATTTATCCTACCGGAGGAATCTCTCGTCGGAGAGGGCTAAGATATATAGATAAGCTGACCGGTAGTGCAAGGCTTATTCCTTTTGAGTTTAATACCGAGCAAACATACCTACTTTGCTTTATGGCACAAAAATTGCGGATATATAAGGATAATGAAGTTATAACCGAGTTAGAGACACCATGGAGTTTGGAGCAACTTAGCAGTATCAACTGGACACAAAGTGCAGATACTTTATTGGTTGTTCATCCAGATGTTGCTCCCAAACAAATCAGCCGCTATAATGGTGATGAGTGGAAAATAGAAGATTGGGAATATTATAGTGAAGAAGGAAAAGTATATTGTCCTTATTATAATTTTTTCCAAAATAAAGAAAGCATCACTCCGAGCGGAACAAGTGGAAATATCACCATAAGCGCAATAAATAAAATTTTTTCTCCGGAATATGTCGGTAGCCGCATCAGATTATGCGGAGGGGAGGTGATTATAACCGGCTTTACGGATACCACAAAATTGAGTGCAGAAGTTTCAAAAAAATTAAATGATACCAATAGTACAACAGATTGGGAAGAAAGTTCATTTTCCAATCGTCGCGGTTGGCCAAATTCGGTAACTTTTCACCAAGATAGAATGGTAATCGGAGGTTCAAAAAGTTTACCTAATCGTTTGTGGCTATCCAAGTCATCAGATTTGTTTAATTTTGATATTGGAGATGGATTAGATGATGATGCTATCGAGTTTGCAATACTTTCAGATCAGGTTAATGCGATTAAAGCGGTGGTTTCCGCTCGACATTTGTTAGTTTTTACTACCGGTGCGGAATGGATGGTAACCGGTCAACCTTTAACACCGGAGAGTATTGAACTTAGCCGACAAACTACCGTAGGCATTTATAGCAAATATAATATTCCGCCCCAAAATGTGGATGGAGCAACATTGTTTATGTCAGCAAGCGGTAGACAGTTGCGAGAATTTTTGTTTGCTGATGTAGAGCAAGCCTATCAAGCCAAAGATTTGACCTTGCTCTCACCGGAAATCATCAATCAACCGATAGATTGTGCATTTCACCCCTTTGATAGTGTTATGTATGTGGTTCTTGCTGATGGTACGGTTTCTTGCCTGACCACTTATCGAACCGAGCAAGTAACCGCATGGAGTAAGCTTACGACTGATGGACGGTTCTGTTCTGTAACAACTATCGGTGACGAAATATATTTTTGTATTTGTCGCCACAATAATTGGTATATCGAAAAATTTGAGAATGATTGGTGGGTTGATGGGAGTAATAAATATACTTCAGAAACTCCGCAAATCAGATGGAGCGGACTAGAAGACTATGAGGGGAGGGAGGTTTCTGTAATTGCTGATGATTTTACTGTTGGCCTAAGCGAGGTAAAAGACGGAACAATAGAGTTGGCAGAGCCCGCCACAGAAATAATTATTGGTTATCCTTATGAACATATAATTGAGCCACTGCCTTATATGTTAGATAGCGGTCGCCCTTATCCGCCAAAAGCATTAAGAGTGGTGCAAGCAATATTTAGGATAATCAACAGTCGTTCATTTCAAATAGATATAGGCGGAGGAAACTTAGAAGTACCTCTTAAAAAAATGTATAGGGATCGTTTGCTCGATGCACCGGCCAATATTTATAATGGAGACATTGAGTTACGTTCTCTTGGTTGGATAAAAGATATGGAAAAACCGATATGGAGTATCAAAAGTTCTATACCGGTATCTTTTACTCTTCTTTCGGCAGTTGTTGAAGTCAAAACCAGATAGATAATAAGGAGAAACAAATGGGAAATATGGTAGCCGCAGCCGGCCAATTAGGTAATTCAACTTTGAATATATTGGATAAACGGAGAGATATTAAGGAACAAAAACATAATTTATATGCCAATTATGTTAATATGACACAAAAACGTAAAAATTTACTCGAGCAACAATTAGCATCCCGTCGTGCCAAATTAGGCAGTAGCGGAATTTCAGCAAGCTCATCAGCTTTAGCAGCTCAAAACCGAGAAGTTAAAAATGCTTATTCTGATATTCTCTACGAGACAGATAAATATAAACGCGCCAGTAAAAAACTTGATGGAAATTATCGTTCGGATATGTTGCATAGTGTATTTGATGCAGCAAATGGAAAAATGATTAAATAGGAGAAAGAAAATGTCCCGTAAAAAAATGACCTATCGAGAGAAAAGAGCAAAAGCTTATGAGAAAAAACTTCCTATTGGTGAGCAGTTAGATGCGATTCTTAAAGCCTTTGATGTAGTTTTGCAAAGCGGAGGAGATTTACCTTACGAACTTATTGATGTTATCGAAAAATGGCAGGATATAAAATATCAGTATCCCAAAGATTAA